CCAATGGAAGAGGGTCTTCCAAATCCTTGAACATCTGTTTGATAACCATAACGATCTACAAGATTTGCTGCGGTCGTAGGGCCAAATTTTGTACCTAATGCTGTAAGTCCTCTTCCAAGTAAAGTATTATTTAAGAAAAAATCTTTAGCTCTTTCAATAGGGCTTGGTCTACCTATAAGATTTTCTACTGTTCTTACATTACCTGCTCTTACCTGTGCTCTTTGATTTGCGTCTTGGGTCGCGGTAGTTTTTGACCTATCAACATCTCCTGCTGGTGCAGCTCCTGCTGGAGTATCACTTCTACCACCTTGATAACCACCTTCACCACGATATCCTTGTCTAGTACCACCAAACCCTGGTTTAACTAGCATACCGCCGTCTTGTAACATCTGTTTTGCTTGTTGTGCTCTTGTTATGGCCATCTATCTATCTTATTTTGTTTTTCCTAATAAATCAAGGCTAGGCATTATCAGTCTGACATCTTTTCTTATTTCAGATTCAGGTATGCCTTTTGCTTTCCATTCAGAATCATTCTTATATTTTTCGCCTGTCTTCATGTTAGTTATTGTTGTTATTACTTCTTTTGGTTCTATGACCGGTAAATCTTTCATTATGTTGTCACCTCTCTTGGCTGTATTTCTAATATCGATGCTATGACATGCAGTTCGTTTGCGTCAGAAGCTTGCACTTTTAATATCTCACTTTCTTCCATTACAAGTGGGTTAGTTAAAAGTTCTGTTGTAGTAATTGTTGCTATAGTTTTTGTTTTAAACAGACTAAATATGTTACCACTAGCATCTACTAAAGTAACGTCTATATTGCATCCAGATCCTGCATCATTACATACTAATATAGATTTAACAACAGCTGTTTTAAAACTAGGCACTGTGTACAGTGTAGTTAAATCTGTTGTAGTTAAATCTACTTTTTTATTTATAAAACTATTAGCCATTAATTTAAAAAGAAGTTAAATGCTTCTACCTCTTGTTTTAATTCTTCTTGAAACGTTGTATTTAATTTTTCAACAATAGCATCTAAATCTCTAACTTGAGATTCTGCCACAGTAAAATCATATTCTTTTGAAGCTCTTGTTAATACTTGTGCTATTTTTGCCATTATCTACGTCCATCTGGTTGTATGTCTAATCTAAAAGTTCCTAGCTTCCAGTTTTGACTAGTTGATGTATTTTCTACTTTTAATGCTATAGCTCTAGCTCTAGCTCTGGTGTCTATTTTTTGTGTTGATGTAGTTATATCAAAAGGACCTAATGAAGAGCTAGCAGCAGTGTCATTTGGAAAATTTCTTAAATTTAAAGTAATTCTAGTGTTGCCTGTTTGAGATATAAAATCAGGAATGAATCTTCTAATTTTCATTAAAAATTCTCCATCACCTCTAAGATCAGCTGTTCCTGTTGTAGCTCCTCTGACTATTCTTTGAGTAATATCAAAGTCTCCAGATAATATGTTAGCAGTTATGGCAGTTATAGTTCCATTTCTATTTTGATCTGTTCCTGTTTCGTGTTCATAGTATGATGTTCTACCCTCAGTGTTTCCAACAACATCAAAAGATGTATCAGTAGATGCATCGTATTCAAGAGCATGTGGTTTACCAAACACTGCAGAGTCTCTCCACATTGTTCTTGCTAAACTACCCACAGTCCATACTGGTCTTCGTGGCGATGAATCAAAATAATTATATGCAAATAAATTATTTAATCCAGCAGACACCATTTGATTACCAGAATTTAAATTGATATTATCAAATACAAAATCTTCTACTAAACAAGGTAGTGACTCTAATTTACCAGCGTATCTAAAGAAACCATTCTCTGACATCCAGTATGCAGCACCATCAACTTCTACACATGCATTCTGTCCAACCAATCCACAGTTAGTTCCTGTTTGAGCAAATGCAAAAGTAAAAGGTTGACCGACAAAACGTTGTGTAAATAAAGCTGTATCTGTCCAAACATAGATTGCATCTCTACCTCTGATAGCTCCTCTGATCTGTGATCCATCAGCAAGTCTTTGTGTACCAGCTGTATTGGTTGCTGTTGGTGTATATGTATTTATATCTTCTTGATCTGAGAATCTAATAAACATATCGTCTTGAGTTTCTGGATCACCAATGGTTGTTTCTGTTCCATAAAATACTAAGTGTCTATCTGGTGTTGAAACTACTACGTGACGTGATGCTGTTGGCGCACCGGTAATAATTGTAGCTCTTGTTTCTGTTGCATTTGACAATGCAGAGTTCCAAGAAAATACAGCACTATCATGAATTAAACAAATGGCTTTGTCACCAAAATTATCTAACGACCACATACCAGGATCTAAAACTAAGTCACCAGATGCCGCCTCACCCCACGCAACAAAGTCTGTAGAAAAAGTTACTGTAGCACCGTCACTGTGTGACGCTGCAGTTGTTCCATCAACACCTCTTGTTACACCTGTTAGGGTATTACCAGTAATACCTGTATAAGAAATTTCTTCACTGTCTATGATAATAAAGTTAGTACCAGAACTAGAAAATTGAGATGCGTCTGTTAATACAATGGTTGTTGTAGAGTCATTAATAGCACCATTTAAAGTAGTTGTTAAAGCAGAGGTATCCTCTCCACCCCAAGATCCTAAACCCCAACCAAAACCTTTTGCCTGCACAGCTGGACCTACAGGATAATAATGTTGAACTCTAATACCACCAGAGGTTGTAGCTCCTGACCCAGATTCATTAGATGCAAGTGTGATGGTAATTGTTTTTGATGTTGGTACACTAGTTACCATAAATTTTTTATCATCAAAATCACTTGAAGAAAAATTAGAATTAGTCGCTGAGCTAAAATTATCTAATAGAACTATATCTTGTGGATTTATACCATGAGATGTACTGAAAGTTATTGTAACAATTGGTGATCCGTTGGTCGTGGTAAAAGCACTAGTAAGCGTCGTTGTAGATTTAATAGGGTGTATGTCATAAAATACACCTCCAGAAAAAGCATATAAAATTCTGTTTGTTCCAATAATGGAGTATTTTCTTGATAAGCTATTTATAAAATGGTGCATACCTCGACCAGCACCTGTTAGTTCGTTTGCCCCAGTACCACCTAATTGATTCCACCCACCTATTTTTTCTGGTGAACCATATCTAAATCTAACATTATCACAGTCAACCCATTGGCCTTCTGCTGTAGTTTCTGAAATCTGTTTATTTATACCTGGCTGAAATCCTATTTTTTGTAACATAATGTACCTTTTTAAGTAAACAGCTGGATATTATATTTAAAATTACTATAAATCAACATGGTTATTTTCCGTAAACACAGTCCCCTACAACCAAAAAATCAAGATCAGAGTGTTCTAAAAGATTTAAAGCATCCTGCGGACATCCCGCTATTGGTTTTCCATTATCATTTAATGATGTATTTAATAACATAGGTAAACCTGTTTTATTTTCAAATTTATCAAGTAATTCATAAAAAACACTATGGCTTTCATCTACAGTCTGTATTCTACTAGTATTATCAATATGTGAAATAGGTTGAAATATTTTATCTTTAAATTTAACACTATATTTCATAAAACTACTATCATGCTCCCAATCAAAATATTTTTGTGTAGCGTTAGATTTAATGGAAGCAGCAAAAGGTCTGTAATCCTCTCTATGTTTTACTTTTTCGTTTATTATATGTTTACCATCCTTTACTTCAGGACTCATTAATATTGATCTATTACCAAGAGCTCTTGGACCTATTTCACCATGCCCCTGATACCAACCTATTATTTTACCTAAAGCAAGTTGATCTGCAACAAAGTTTATGGTCTTGCTAGATGGCTTTGAATTAGGAGCTTCATCACTTTGCCAAAATGGAAAATTATCTTTAGAAAAAAAAGGTTGTTCATAAAAATTTCGTAAAAATTCTACACAACCTAATGATAAACCCTCGTCAGCACAATGTGGTGGTATAATCATATTTGGAAAGTTTTCTTTTAATTTTGTATTTATACAAATGTTATGTGCTACACCACCTGAATAAGTAAATTGTGTTTCTCTATTAAAATATTTTGACACAAATCTAGGAACTTTTGTTTCAGCAAAATAATGAACAGTGTTTAAAAAATTTATTAAATTAAATCTACTAGCTAATACACTTTCATAAGTTTTTGAATAGTTATTAAAATTACCTACAAAATTTAAATCTTCAAAAGGCATGTCCTTAATAACATTATAATATTTTTCATCAAACTTACCAAAAGATTGAAGAGCCATTACTTTACCTGCAACATCCTCTGGATGTCCTTGGATGTGTAAAGACGCACCTATTTCCCCTAAAAGCATTCCAAATGATCCAACTTCATCAAGTGTATAAGATTTTATTCTTTTTTTATTATTAAAAATACTTATTGACCTTTTTAAATCACCATAGCCATCTAATACTATATGTTTGTGAGCATCGGACAACATCCATGATGATAAGCTGTGAGCATAATGATGATCTATTCTAAAGACTGGACAAGTTAATTCAGTAAAAATTGAATAGGGTATGTTTATTAATTGATAAAGATCATCTGTTTTACAATCATTTAACCACGAAAATTGATATGAATCTAAAACAAATGCGATAGCATCAATGTCTTTTAAATTATATCTTAAATAAAATGAGGATTCTAACCAAGAAAAAATATCATTATAAGCAAAATGTTTTATTTGATTTGTTCTTTCTGGTTTAAAATATTTTACATTAACACCATCAGTGTATGTAACATTAGAGTCGTGCTCTCCGATCCTAACTCCTAAAAATTTCATATACCTATATTTCCACTTATAGTTACAGAGTTTTTAGCTTTTTTAACCATGTGCTCTAAATAACTAGGAAACAAAATTATTTGATTTTGTTTTACTTGAGGAAAAAAAATACAGTCAATATATGGATCTACTTTAGTTGCATAAATCATATCATGACTTGGATGAAAGAATACTGTTTGTGGTTTTTCAAGTTTTTCATATATAGTGAACGAGAAGGAGGAGTTTGGATGTGTATGTCTTTCTTGAAAATCATTATTATAAATATTTCTCCAAACATTTATAATTTTGCAATCATATATTTTAAAATCTTGTAAACAGTTAATTATCTGTTCTTTTAAATATTTTGCACCCTTTTGTGTCATTTTATTATTATTACTTAAATAAGAAGATAAAGTTCCACTCAACCACGATTTTTTATATTCTTCGGTGGTAAGTTCAAGTTTTGAACTATCAATATCTTCAACCCATATGGGCGTTGGAAATATGTTGTATTTCATTCATCTTTCGGTTTTATTAAATCTTTACCTTCTCCCACAGAAGTTATTTTTTTAATATCTTCAGGAAAATTTTCTTGAAAATTAGCTATAATTGACATTAAATTATTAACTATATGTTTTAAAGATTCTGCGGGAAGTTCAAAACATTTTTTTTCATTTATAATTTTTATTTCTAATTTAGAAAATTCAATTTTAGCTGATCCATCCTTTTTGTATTGTATTATTTTCATTTTTTTACATCTCCTTTATAGTCTGCATGCTCACCATTTTTATCAACGTAATGAAGAAAAGCTTGAATATGATAATCTCCATCAAAAGGCTCTCTCCAATGTTTTACATTACAACCGTTATAGATTAAAGCATCTCCTTTATTTAAAATTACTTTTGTTTCATCCATAAAAATACCCCAGTCATTTTTATCTGAATCAATAAAAACAGTTGCACTTATTTCACAAGAGGGTCTATCAGTGTGTTTTTTAAGTTCAGCACCATAAGTATAACATCTCCAAAAAGTGTAAGTTTCATATAATTCAATATTAATTTTTTTTTCAATTAAAGATCTTTTTCTACTTGAAATAGTTTCTATTAAAGGATCTTTGTAAAAAGAAGTATCAGCATTATTATTTTGAAGTAAATCAAAATTAGTTCTATTATTAAAATGTTGTAGTTTACAATATCTTTTTAATAAATCTATTTCTGTTTCATTTAAAAAATTAGTAATAATCTTATATTTTAATTTATCTATGCTAACCATGATACTACTGTATACCTTGTTCCTTTTGTTATTTTTTCAACTGAATGTGGGTACAAAAAATTTGAAGGCCACACTATAACTCTACCAGGTGTTGGAGACACTGTCATAATTTTTTCTGTTTCTTTTTCTGGACCGTGAAAAATTAATTCACCACCTTCATAATCATTATTTAAAAACAAAATCATACTTAAAGTTCTAGGTGCTGCAGAGTGATGGTCATAATGTATTGTATAAAAACCACCTTCTTCGTATTTTAAAGCTTCAATTGAAGTTATTTCTGTACAATTTACTTCTGATTTTAAATTAAGATTTTTTCCATATTCATAGTATACGTTTTCTAAAGTGTGGTTTAAAAAATTTTTCCAATGCACATTACTATAACTGCTATCGTCAAATACCCATGAATCAGTGTTTCTAATTTTTTTATTAACAACGTTACCTTTTTTACTATCAATAACAGCTGTTTCTTTAAACTTAACTTTATTTAAATATTTTATTAAAGACCCAATTTTTTCAGGGTCTATGGCATTATCAAATATTTTAATATAATTTTTTAATTCCATTTTTTTTTAGCCCAAAAAGTATCTTTGTAATTATTTAAAAACTGTCTACAAATTTTTAATTTTGAAAAAAAATAATTTTTTCTTTTTCCTTCTAAAAATTTTATTTTCCAATTATCTCTTTTAAAAGGAATAACTTGAGCATAGGGAGTTCCTTTTTTTACAATAGTTTCTAAGTTTGGATATCTGTCTCCATTAATTATAATTGGAAAATTAACTGGCAAATCAAATGTATCCGTATCAACTATTCCAGGTATAATTTGAAATCTGTCATCATTATTGTTTAAAATAGGAACAAATAAACATGAATATCCAGGTGGGGTTTTAATAACAAATGGATTTAAAATTTTAAAATAAGATTCATTTTTATTTTTTTTATGAAAAGGACAATCTTCTCCTAATTGACCTTTTGGGTGATAGTGGGGGTCTCCTGCATTTACATTCATTCCTTTTATATCTAAAACACTACGCTCATAGGTGTGCCATCCAACTGCAAATTCTGAGTCTTTTTTATTATCTTTATTAATAAAATTATATTTAAAATAAAAATCTTGACTTAATTTTAATATATACCCAGCTGTTAAAGTATCTAAAAAAGGCATACAACCTTTAATAGTTCTATATTCACGTTTGTGTTCTAATTTTTTAAACCAATTAGGTATATTTAATTTAGCTGGAATTGGAAAAACATCTTCAAATAAATTTTTTGAATTTTCAGGGTAAATAATTTCTATTATTTTTTCTTTCATAAAAAATTTCTTTCATCAAAAATTTAAATAATAAATTAAAGTACAGTAAAATTAAATAATTTATTGTTTTCTTTTAATTTAAATTCAATTCCTGAAGTAGGGTAAGTTAAGCTATCTAAATCAATTGATTCTAGGTATGTTAAACTTTCTCTAGCTTTTTCTATTTGAGAATGATTTGGTCTAGCTCTAATTTTATCAGTTAACATTTCAATGCGATCTTGTAATTCTTTTTTAAAATCTTCTTTACTTATAGATGTAGCCTCTGATGTTGGAGTTGTTCTTATAGTAGGTGTATTATTAGAAAAATTTTCATGATCAAATTCTTTAGTGCCGTTAACTACCGCATCATAATCTTCATCTGATACGTCAAATATTTTATATAAACTATCTTGACCTCTAGTTAAATACTCTAAGTCTACATCTGTTTTAGCTAAACCAACAAGATCACTTGCTTGTAAATTATCCTTATTTATAAAAACTATTTTAGCCACAATATTAACCTATGTCCTCATAAATTTTTATTCCACCAGCTACACCATTATTTCCAGTTGTTGTAGTATTTTTAATTCCTCCCACACCAGCTTGGAGTGCTCTTGTAGATCCTGGAGTAGCGTTCGCACCCTGAGCACTTCCTATATCAACTGATGAATTAATAATTGGCTCAGCCATATACGAGTTAATAGTTTCTATCATTGCAGTAGCTGGATTTCCGTCTCCTGGATTACCGTTTACATTTCCCGGACTACTAAGTTCAATAGCGTTTGATGAACCTGTTACAGTACCCATTGACCCTCCTGCACCTGGAGATCCACCTCTTTGTCCACCGCCTCCACCATTTGCAACAAAATTTGTATTGAAAGTAGATGCAGTTCCTGCATTTCCAGGAGAGTTAGCACCTCCCTGGTTACCTCGTGCTCCTAAAGCATAAGGCACTGAAAAAGGTTGTGATATTGGGGTTGCTAAAACACCAAATCCACCATTGCCGCCTGAACCACTAGTTCCTGGAGAGGCTAAATTCCCTGATGCTCCGCCACCACCTCTCATATAGACTATAATTTTTGAAGTGTTATTTGTTGCAGTAAAAGTTCCGTTAGAACCGCTGGTTGGGGCTGCATCAACTTTTGTTAAAACCATGTTAGCTCCGCCAGCGCCAGACGAAGCAGCAACTACTCTTCCAGATGAATCAACAGTTACTGTTGCTGATGTAAAAGTTCCTTTTGCTGGTTTTATAATTCTTGGCATTTGTTATCTTTCCTCCTTAAAATTAATCTACTAATTCAACATATGAAACATGAAATGCTAAATCGTTAGCAGCACCTGCTGTAACAGAAATTAAATCTGTTTCATCTAAATAAATCGGTCTACTGATTAAATCTAATGTTGAATCTGCAGGCACTGAAATTGTGCTTGCAATTTTAAAAAAAGTTGAACCATTGTCGTTACTAATTTCTACTGTTGCATCAACAGCATCAGTTCCATCAATGTTTGCTAATAATATTGTATCAATTCTCACTGCAGTTTCTGCAGGAACATCGATCATTGTAGTTCTGTTTGTGTCAGATAGACTACCCATAGCATTTTTAGGGGTAATCGTTGCGACGTTAGCTAGATTTGGTGTTGCCATATTTTAATCTCCTTTTAAATTAATATCCGAAAACTAAAGACAATGCAATAGCTTTTCCGTCTGTTGTTATTTTTTGTGTAGAACTAGTGCCATTAGCATTAGTTAATTTACCAACCCCTGAGCCTTTTGGCACCAAAGTAAGGTCAATATTTGTGTCTCCCCCAACTGCTGAAAGAGTAGGGCTATTGCCAGTTGCAGCATTTGTTATATCAAAATGGTTGACTGCAGAGGCTGTTGTTTGAAATTGTAACTGTTCATTGCCATTTTCATCTCTAATTCCATGATCATCGTCAAAGTCAATCATGAAAGAATTAGTATCTAAGTTACCACCTAATTGTGGTGTGGTATCATCTACAACATCTCCACCAAACTCAACAGCAACAATATTTGGATTAGTACCATCATCTGCTTTTGCATATGCTAAAATAGTTTTACCATTTGCTATAGTAGCTGAAGTCCCTGATCCACTCACATATTTAAATACAACATTTTGTGATCCAGAGGTTCCGTTTTTTAAAAGGTAAAGTTGTTGAACATCTAAAGGTATTGTAACATTTCTAGATGCAGTTAATGATCCAGTAAATTCTATAACTCTGTGTGCAAGAGTTGCACCTGTTGAACCATCTGATACTGAAAGAGTTGTATCTCCAGAATCAGATACAGCTTGTGAAGCGGTTCCACCAAGAGCTTGTTCTACTAGTTGTAAATTTGTATTAGTTTTTGTTCCCCACGTACCAGCATTTTCACCGGTTGCTTGAAGTTCTATACCCAAAGGGCTAAATGTTGATGCCATAATTTTCTCCTATGCAGCGTCACTATAACTTGTATTTGATCCAGTTGCAACATCAGAATAAGTGTTATTTGAACCTGTAGAAGGATCAGAATATGAAGTATTAGATCCTGTGTCTACGTTCGCATAACTACTATCCGAACCAGTTGAGACGTCGTTATACGATGTATTTGAACCCGTGTCAACATTCCCGTAAACAGGAATAGTTGTGACTAATCCTAATCTAGATGTGACTGTTAAACCAGTAAATCCAACTATTGCATCGTCTGGAGTTATTGCTCCTACATTTACGGTCACAGATTGTCCAGATATTCCAACTACATCTGCTGGACTAATTGAACCCACTGAAACTGTTGATGAAACTCCTGTAGGAATTATTATTGGGTTTGAAGAAATTGTTATATCACCAACAGAAGACGATGCAGATTGACCTGTCAATCCTACGGTTTGATCAGCTACAGTTACTGAACCAATTGAAGATGTAGAAGAAACACCTGATATTCCAACAACATCAGCTGGTGTTATAGAACCAACGCTTATAGTTGATGAAACTCCAACTAATCCCATTACATCTGCTGGACTAATTGAACCAACACTTGCTGTTGACGAAACTCCTGTTAAACCCACTACATCTGCTGGGCTAATTGAGCCAACACTTAAACTTGCACTTACACCTGTTACAGTTACTAAACTGTTAATAGAACTTCCATAAGGTTCTTCACCCCAACCATTTCTACCCCAACCAACTAAAGTTCCAACGTTTGTTATTTCACCTAAAGCAGAGGTTATTACACCAACCGAAGAAACTCCTACAACATCTTCTGGTGATATATCTCCTACAGATGATGTTATTGATTGACCTGTTGGTATTATTGTTTGAATATCTCCTGCTTCAACAGAACCTATTGAGAAAGTTGCAGCTACTCCTCCAGGCTCAACAGAATATTGAACACCCCAACCAGAATTACCGTAAGCTTGTCTACCCCAACCTGCTAAGTTTTCTGCGTTTACATCTCCTATTCCAGAGGTTATTCCAAGTCCTGTTAAAGTTACAGGTGTTATTAAATCTATTTCAGCACCCCCTTGAAGCGCATCAATTTGTTGAGGCATGGTAACTTCAACAGTTCTAGTATCAAAAGCGGAAACAGAACCAACAGAGGATGTAACTGATTGACCTGTTGGTTCAACAGCATATTTAACACTCCATCCAGAATTGTTCCATGCTTGTCTACCCCAACCTTCAACGTTAAATCCATCAGCCGTTCCAAGTGAGGAGGCTATTTCAAGTCCTGTTACATTAACTACAGGATCATTACTTTGTCCCCATGGTTCTAGACCCCATGCATCTCTACCCCATCCTTGTTCTGCAAAGGCTCCTAGTTCTCCAACTGATGCTGTAAAGGAAACTCCTGTTAACGAAACTTTAAAAGCTCCATCCCAACCATCTTCACCCCATGCATCAGATCCCCATCCTGCTTCGTTAGAAGCTTCAGCTGAACCTAAAGATGAAGTTATTGGTAGACCTGTTAGAGAAACAGTTACAACATCGGAGTTCCACGAATTAGACCCCCAAGTTTGAAATCCCCAGGTTGAAGACATAAGGATTTACCTCCTTATGCTAATCTAATGATAGCTGTTGTAGCTCCCGCTGTTGGGAATTGAATTGTAAAAGTACCAGAAGATACAGTTTTGTCTGCTCCAAAAGCAATAGCTGCAACTGCTTTGTCAGACTCTGATGAATTGTATATTAGAGCACCATTTGCAGTAAATGATGCAGAAGTGAAACTTACATCAGCAAAATCACAAACAGCTGTTGTGCTGTCAGCTGTTGGTGTAACACTTGTAAGTGTGGCACCTCCAGATGTATATGCTGTTCCTGAAGAATTTGTGATTTCATTTGAAGTTGTAAAAGCTGTTGTGCTAGCACCTAATGTTGCTGAACTTGTGTATAACGCTATTTTAAAAGTGTCACCAGTTGTAGCTGTAAAATCATGAACACCTTTTAAAAGCTCTACTTTAAAACTTGTGCATATTGCCGATGTGATTGCCATATTATATCTCCTACGGGTTTACTGAGTTTACTGGTATACGAACAGTGCCATCTGTGTAGTCATCTCTTCGTCTTCTACCAACTTGCTCATTAGCAAACTTCTGTACTTCTTCTTTATATTTATTTTCATATAAAGTCAACATATCTATCGGACCTTTTAAAAAACCATAAGTTTCTGATAAACAACAGTATAGAAGGCCATTTGGGAAGTTAAGACTAATATAATTAGTGGTATTACTTGACTCTAAAGTAGCTGGCATTTTATTAAAATGAACTTTATACCTGTAAGTAGTGTTAGGCACTGGGGCAACAACTATACGACCAGAATTAGTAGCGCCATCTCCAGTGGCTCCACCAAACATAGCATAGTATTTAGGTTGACCTTGAGCAGCGGAGGTTCCGGTTACATCCTGATACTCTTGTAGGTAAGTTATATCTTTTTTTTCTAAATATCTGTTGGCTCCTGTTGTTTCAGATCCTGCAGTATCATAAACTTGTATGGCTCTAATAAATAAACATCCTGCAGGTGCATTTATAGTTTCTTGTCCAGCAACAAAATTAGCTAATTGTTCTTTTCTATCAGCATCAATAGGAACATCTCGCATTATTCTGTATTGAGCGTTTAAAATTATATTTTCTAATATGTCTGTTGTAAGAACATTAGAATCTGTTTCTGTGTAGTTTCTAATTTGTGTAACTAAGGTATCGTAACTTATTCCAGCCATTATCCTACTATCTCCTGACAACGAGGACAAGATTTTTTAAAACGTAAATGTCCTGCGCAATGTTTTAATTTTCCATCTTCTTCTATGTATATTGGAGTTTCTGGTTCTGGCATGTCTTCGTATAATTGAAGATGTTCATCTTTTTCTGGACATGCACATTGTTTAATACCAAATAAATTACATATAAAATTTTTTATTTTTTTAATCATGCTGTTACCGTTACTGGTCCTGCCGATGCAGAACCGCCTCCTCCTACTTCACTTATACTAGATGTTGTAGCTGTTGCAAAGGTATAATTATCATCATCTGTTTTTGTGATTGTATATCCTGCAGCTAAATTTATTGTTGCCGCAGCGACACCACCAACAACATTTGCATCTCTAAAACAAACAGTATCACCAGTTGATCTACCGTGGTCTGGTTCATTTACAGATATCGTTGTAGATCCATTTGTTGTGGTAAATGCATTTAATGGTAAAAGTTTTGGAACAGCCGTTTCTATTCTATCAGGTCTTACATGTCTTAAAGATATAGAATCACCATTCATTGGTTTTGGTTCTAATTGTGGTTGTTTTGGTTCAAACTCAGAAACATGTACAAATGAACCATTCCATTCTCTAACCATTTCTTTATATGGAAACTCCATACCAGATCTATCTGATATTGCTTTTGCGTATTTACCTGTTGCGTACTTTGCCATTATTTTCTAGGTCCCGGAGGTTTTGTAAATATTTTATAAGATTCTCTCACAGCCTCTTTATCTAAAGGTCTACTCTTATATTTATTTAAAAGTTTTTTATGTTTTTTTATAGCTTCTTTAAATTCAGGGCTTACTTTTTTAAGTATTCTTGCTCCCTTAACTAACATGCCTGTTGAAAATTTTTTTCTCATTATGATCCTGGGTAATATGCTTTAGGAGTAATGTGTGTGCTAGATGCAGAACCATCTTCTGCTAATGCTCTTGCAAACTCATCCTCATAAACTAGTTTTGTTTGTTGAATTAAATTTGGTTGATACTTCATGGATAGATAATACGCTAATCCTGACACCATGCAAGGCACAAATCTAAATGGAACATCAGTTGCATTTGTATAATCACCCGCATCTTGTATTCTTTTTATGTAATAAAAATGCATATCTTTAGATGCATTTGTTGAATCTGGTGTTGGATAAATGTGCACTCTAACTTTATCAATAAATCTTTCTACCCAATATTGATTAGGTGTGCCTTTAGATAACTTGTTAGAAAAACCTGCGTAAGTAGATCTATCTACTTTTGTCATTGGTGAATCTGATTGTGTTGTTTGAGTTCTATTTGACCTTAACTGTGCTTCAAGAACATCGGATATTCCAAACACGTTTGCTGGCGTAGAGACAGCACTTGTGCCATCATCGCTAGATCTAAAAAAATCATAATCTGACTGTCCTTCAATCAAATCCATATTAAGTTCATCCACTTCCCAATAGTGAATACCTCTATTGCCCCATTCTTGAAACAATATATTTAATGTTCTTCTAGCGTTTTTTAATTGGTAACCAGCAACATTTTGCTGTCCTATTCTTTCAAAAGCTTCTTCTATAATCTCATCAATAGCAAAAGTTTTGTCGAACGTTGCTGTTCCCGAAGTAGTATTAGCCATTTAAACTCCTACGATTCGTAAACTTTAATCCATTCACAAACAATTGTAGCTGTATCTCCATTAGAGCAAGCTGGTAAAACAACGTTTACGTCACCAGTAAAACCTGTTGCTTCTGTATTTTTTAATCCACCAAATGATGAATAATCATATTCCATTTCACCTGCTAAAGTTTGAAATACCACATCTGTGTCTGCATCCC